TCGTTTATTAATCCAACTAATTTGCCACTTAGATAGCTTCGGGTATCCAACTCTGTCCGATTTAAGTTCCATCCAAAACTCTTTACCTTCCCAACAACCGTTAATATCAGGAATACCATTGATAGTGTTAGATTCTACACGGATTAAATGAGGTTTTGTGCAGTGCTTTTTTATTCTTTGCCACAGCTTAGACTCACGTTTCTTCATAAATTATTCAGATCGGTTGTCTACCTTTTCCATCTTCTGAATTAAACATCTTGGTAAGACATTACGATCGGAGAAGACTGCTGATTCCGTGTCGTAACTTGCAAATGTCCAAACGTTTTTCTTATCTTTGTCGTAAACATATCCTTGCGTAATCATTTTTGCAGGCAATAACTTTTTAACTTCGCTTGCCTCAGCATGACCTGAATCACCGCACGGATCTATCCATGTAATTCTATATAAGTAATACTTCTTACCACCAACAACAGCGTGTTTATATTTACTCTTCTTTCGTTTGTACATTAACTTTTCCTATGTTTGTTTTGAGGTCGGGATTATGCACCTCATTAAAAATAGTTATAAAAGAAGTCCAGTTATTACTTTTGAGGTAATTTTTCTGTCTCTGGCTCAACCTCGATCGTTTTGGCATTAAATCCATCGATCTTATTTGATAACTCCTTGAGTTTCTTTTCAAGTTCTCCACGTGACATACCCTCCAATCCTGATACTTTTACTTCTTTTTTGTCTACATATAAACCAGCTAATTGTCCTGATCTAAATTCAGCATTGATAGCTGATGCAAATTGTTTTTCAGAATAAGCAGCGTCAGCGTATTTTTCTAATCTTTTGTATCTTCGCAGTCTGTCTTTCTCATACTTGGCCTTCGCTTTCTCAAGCTCTTGATCCATGTATTTAACTACGTGTGGGTTATGTCTTCTTAAAGTTAATCTACTTCCTATGTCAGAAAAATTCTTATCGTTCTTGGCCTCATAGCCAGCTCTCTTACAAGCTTCAGCTTTTGTAATCTCACCCCAATTAGCAACAAGTATATCTACAAACTTTCTTTGCTTTGGAGTCAGATCATCTATAGTTCTTAATGCTTTTGCTTTTAGGGCCATTAGTTATCTCTCTGTCCTTTTATCATTCTCTCGCCTTTAAGTAAGTAAGCTTTACCTTCTCTTTCAATTTTCTCTTGATATTTACGTATGTTTCTTTTACCTCTTAATAATGCGGCTTGCATTTGTCTGGGAATATTTTTACTCTTCCTAAATTCTTTACCAACACCCATAGCTTTTTCAATTATTGCAGCTTTCTGTTGTTTTAAATCTAATCTTTTCAAACCTTGTAAATACTTAGATCTCTGTTTAACTGTACTTTTACCAACAACTGCGGGTGTGCTTTTACTATAAAGTTTATTTACTTTTTTAACCAAATCGCTTTT